CATTACCTAGTTCGGCATTTACATAATTAGAATTGCCATTTTGTTCAATATCAATAACACAATTATTACCATGGCAATCTAATCTTGCTGAGTTGTTATCGCCTGTTTGCGAGACATTGTTTATTCCATTACCAGAACTCATCCATACACGCACTTGATTAGTGTCACCTGTTTGTGTATATGTAGTGCTTGTGTTATTACCACTTACTTGAGCTTTACTTGAATTTCCACCCAAACCAGTTATCTTGTTGTTAGCACCATCTTGAATAATAGTCATGTCTGTATTATCACCAACTTGCCTCACATAAACCTCATTTGCCCAACAGTTACTGCTGGATAATGTTGATGCTATTATTAGTGCTTTCGCCCAACTTATATCCATAAATCTCCCAGTCCCCCTGTTTGAGGTCTATAGTATAACCATAACCCTGATTTAATCTTAACTGCACAAAGTTTCCTTCATTATCATCTCTCCGCGAGAATACCCAATTAGGAGTTTCGTTTAGTAGACCTATTCCTGTTAGTGGATCATAACCATATATATTTGCTTCTCTTTTTAGTAATAATGCATTTTGCATTGCTAGTTCATCTTGAAAGAAAGCCATGAGTGCAGTATTAAGTTGATCTAGCATATCATATAATAAATCTTGTAATAGATTATCTGTTTCACTTAATGTTGTAATCCATATGCCTTCGATAGAGTCAACTAGTGCATCATAATCAAGACCTTCATATTGTAAAAAATCTAATCCAAGAAAATCTGCGTCTGCTTGTTTTCTTTTTATTATCTGAGCTTCTTCTACATAATAAGGATTCTTTTTGCGTAGTATCAATAATGAGTTTATCATTGATTCATCTAAGTCTAATAGTAAAGGTTTTGTGGGAGGAGACATTGAATTTGAAGCAATGGTTGCTTGGAAGGCTTGATTGAGAATTACAAAACCAGCGTCTGTCTCTACTCTTATCTCTCCTGTATAACACATACCAGATGTATCACAACTTGGTAATAGAGTTATCATACTTCCGCCAGCTTCGTCTATAACCATAACAAAGTCTGTACCACGTACACCAATAGTTGCAGATGGTGTTCTTATTCTAACTCGTTGTCTACTATTCTTTGCTATCTGACCAGATGCATATCTTACAGTACCAAGACTAGCTTTAAGCCCTAATGAACCTGTACCAGTGTTTGGATCATACACAAAGTCATCTATAACTAACCGTGAATGTTTAGTTATATCAACCCGTGTATCGTCAATGAAATCAATACGCATAGAACTGTTGGTAGTGATAGCAGTATCCAGCATTTCAATACCGACGCCGTTATCAACAGGAATTGAATCATTGTTTCTTTCAATTGCAGCATCACCCGAACCCTTAAATTGTGTAACCTCTCCGATATTAGCATATGTCGGAGAGGCTATAAATAATAATAATAAAAGCCTAATCATTAGTCGGACTGTGTAATATTAATATTTTGATTATCACCACTTGTGGTTAAGTCTATTGTATTATCATATATGCCGCTTTGATCAAACTTAACTGTATGGCCTCTACCTGTAGCATCAAAGTTAATTGTATGGCCGTTAAGATCACCATTGCCGGTAACATCAATATCCAATGTACTATCAATTGTTTCTAAGCTAGTGCTTCCATCAATAACAACTGTGATATCAGCACTCGTACCATTTACATCTGTAGTGATAATATTATCATCATCAGTAATAGTAAAGTTAATGGTAGCAGAACCAGCATCTGTTGTTTCACCAATATTGATTGTGTAATCTTGATTATCACCAGTTGCTGCAATGTTTAAAGTCACGTTACCACAGTTAGCTGCAGCAGTGCTAGAACATAGTAAATCAACTTCATTATTATCACCAGTGAATGTCCAAGTACCTGTGTAAGTGCTACCTAATATTTGAGCAGTGATTTTGTTCTGATTACCAGTTTGAGTTATGCTGAACGTCATATTGTCAGATGCATTACCCGCAGAACCTAATATCGCATCTTGATTACCCATGCCAGGAGATGTACCAATACTATTGTTTTGGCCATCTTGCACAATATCTAAGTCAAGTGTATCACCAACTTGCTGAATATATATGTCGTTTGCGTTCATCACTGTTACTGGTACTACCATAAGAGCAGTACCTATAATGATAGTCTTTGTAAGATTTCTCATGTGTCTTTCCTTTATCCGCCGTTCTTAGGATCCTCTAAGAATGTCCAGAATTGTTTTGATTCTCCTTCATTAATCAATTCAATAACGCCAGCTTCAATTGCTGATCTAACTGCATAATTAACTGGCTCATTCACGCTGTAGCCAGTTTCTGCTTCTATAAGTTTAGTGCCCATATCTAAAAATCTAAATACATCAGCACCGCTTCTATGACTTGCTATGGTCTTTTCTGTGGCAACACTTAGTAATACTTTACCTGTACTGACACTTACTAACCGCATAACAACAGTCACTGTATCGACTCTATAATCCATCTGAGCACCAATGCCCAAATACCTAGCTCCAGTTCCGCCTGTTGCAACACTTGAGTCGTATCCTACTATTCCACCTTCTAATATTAAACCTGCAAATACCATAGGCTTTAAAGGTGTAGGACCTTTAGCCAATTTCTTTTCATATATTTCTCTGGTATTTCTAACCAATTGTCTTTCTTTAACTAGATTATCTAAACCTACTCTTTCAACTACCTCAAACCATGTACCATATCCAACATCTTGTAGTGCCTTTATTACCCATACTTCGCCGCCTTGTGTAACAGCACTACTAAGATTAGAAGTGGTATCACTTGGTTTTCTCTGACCAGTCTTATCAGTAAAACCATATACAGCAATTGTCATCTTCTTACCATCCAACTGCTTATAGTTGGATATATCATTAGGCGAAACTTGAACAATAGGCTTTGCTTTCATCGGCGCAACTAAGTTAGGATCAGTACAGCCTGATAGTAATAATATAATTGCGGCAAGTAAAGAGTATTTCATTAGAAGTTAAATTCCCCTTCACCCGGAATGGTTATGGTAGTAGTACCATCATCATTTGCTATTGTTAATGTAATCTCACCAGATATAGGATCTTTAGTCCATTCTATAGTGCTGCCTTCAATTTCAGTAGTACCCGTTGTTGGACAAGTATTACCAGTGCAATCCGTAAACATACTATCAACCATTTGTTTACTTAGTGTTGCATAAATTCTTGATTCAAGGTTTTTAATAAACTTATTAAGTGTTGTGTTTTCTAGTTCTCTTTCTATTCTTCTTGCTTCTGACTCAGCTTTATCTTTACGATCCTGTGTTCGGTTATACTGTAACTGTTCTGTACTTAGAACATGACTAGAATACCCATTTCCACTAAATGATGGATTCTTAAATCTAAAACCTAATTCAGCATTACTTTGTGTTGGGAGTAACACCAAAAGAATTAGGCTCAAGCTCAACTTTTTTATCTTCATCTTTAACACCTGTCGAATTAAATGTTTCACTTTTACTTTGAAATTCAGCAACTTCTTTATTCATTCCTCTATGCTCTAGGACCATGGAAAGTTTACTGTTTAATCTAATCATATCATTATCAAGCATTCTGATTCTATCAACTAACTTAATTAATGTCATCATTGTCTCACCAATGACTGGATCAATTGTTTCTGTAACCCATTTCCATATAAAGAAAATAAAATAGCCCATACCAACAGCAGACACAATAGGAAATCCGTAATCTGTTATTGCTTTGGTTATATCCATTCTAATCTCTCCTTGCGTCTTCCTTACCTTCGTTGGCTGCTATTCGATCAATGTTTGGTTTAACATTAAGAGCATAACTAAGTAAAGCATCAATTTTCACTAAATCATTATTCATTGTTTGTACCCTATTATCAAGGGATCCAATTATATTCTTTAAAGTTGTCACTGAATCAGTAACACTAGCTAAAATAAACTTTAGTGTAATAAAAACAAATACACCAGCTGCAATAGCACCACCAATAGGAAAGCCAACATCTCCTATCAAATCTAATATATCCATATCAAACCTTTCATATTTACTGTACTATTTATAACAAAAGAGGAGCTAACCATGGCTCCTCACGTGCTTATTAAGTAAGCAACCCTATAACAATTTTAACTTTATATTAGAAGTTGAATGTAGCGCCCATTGTCACATCACCAAATTCTAGGTCTGAGTTTGTACCAACTTCGGTGTAAGCGCGAAGCCCACCACCAATAGTATAACCAGCAGCAAAGTCAAGGCCAGTAAATGATTCTTTAGAAGCATCATTCAAAGACATAACATCAAGTGTTGTGTCCACTGAGAAGTCCACACCAAAGGCATTAAGACCGGCTTTAGGAGTAAAATCCAATGCCCATAGTTCTGTGCCAGTTGTATAGTTCATATCAAGCTCGCCGCCAGCTGAGATGGTTTGACCACCAACATCTAGGTCTGCTGCTGATACTGTAGATGCCAACATAGTCATGGCAATTGCAATTGTAGTTATCTTCATAGTTTTTTCCTATTCATAGAATGTTAATAATAATAAAAGTGCCACTTTTCTGTTGCTAGGTAAGTGGCCAACCCCCTGTGTTATGCCGCTAGGGCGTAACCAGATGGTGCGAAATTTTCATTTGCATTTAGTTTATTGATCTATACGCGATCATCCGGTAAACTCCACTTCACTACGACACCTGTCGATCCTAAAATATCAGCCCCATCAAAAACACACTACGGTTGCAACCTACTCCTGTTATTGATCAAATCCGCCAAGGAGTCACGGACATAATGTGTTTATGGTGGAGCTGTCGGGATTTGCACCCGAGTCCAGTATGCGTTCACGTTGCTTCAACGTTTACTAATTATATAGTATATAAAAGGCTAAAAATGCTAATCATATATTATTTAATATTTTAGTGTCTCTTTTATGTTACACTGCTACTCCCATAATATCTCCTTGACCCCAGAGATGTTGATCCCAATCTTTTAATTGAGAATGTAGTTGATTCATTAGAACCTTTGTATTGAATTCTAAACTTTCAAGAGTACGATTATTGTCAATAGTATAGTCGGTCATCCATTGTTCAATACTCATACTATCTTTTGCTTCAGGAGGTAGATGATCTGATCTATCAACCCAAATAGCATAATCAAATACACCAGAGTTTTTCATAGCAAAGAATTCTGCTTTATTTCTGAGGCCACAATAGATGTCATACTCATGAAACATTTCACGACCTAGTGTAGCGGGGTCTTCTGCATTATATTCACATATGGCATCATACCATTCTGCTCTATGATTATGCCTATCAGTATAACATTCTTCCTCTAATTTATATCCATACTTATCTTTTAAATTATTAAAGATAAATTTCTTTGAGCAAAACTGACTACTACTCTCAAATGAGTAACCCATATTATCCCTTAGTATTTCACAAACAGTATCTTTCCCGTGTCTGCCATGACCTACAACAAGTAATTTTAATCTTTTCTTTTTCATATCATTTCGCTTTGTAAAAAATGTGAGTGCCAATTTCGGCAGTCTTAATCATAAATTCTTCCTTAGCCCAGAAAGGATTTACATAGTCGGCATGGTAGTGATCTGCTCCACCAGTATTATCATTAGATTTATTAGACATAACTTCTATAGCAATAGCATATGCTAGTTTATATGCTTTTTTATCATCTGGAGTAGTATCATCAAGTGTCCATGTCCAGCTGAATTGTTTATTAGCATATACAACATCACATATATTATCTGCATGTTTTGAACTAGCAACTCTATTCATTGTTACGTGAGCAACAGCATACTGTCCATCAATAGTTTGATTTCTTGCTTCATGATAAACATTTAAAGCAAGACACTCTTTAGCTTCTGCTCTTTCACCATTAAATATGCTAATACAAGAACCTAGACCAAGTAACATTGCTAATGTAAATGCGCCGGATAAGATATTTTTCATATTCACTACTCGTTTATTATGTCTGTTGATATTATATTAGCACATATAATATCAGATGTAAAGCATTATTTTAACTTTTTTTAAAGTTTTTTTATACCTAAAGACCAGTTTTCAGCTGCATCTTCAACATATCTAATAGAGTTATTAGGAAAATCTTCAGTATCAAATAGTTCATCATTATTATCAAAGTATTTTATATAAGCTCTTTCATTCTTATAATCAAAATGAACTTCAGCTTTACCCTTATTGTCTTTAGAATAATATGTATTTAATTTACAGCCCATCTGCTATAAACTCCTTTGTCATTGGAAATATGGTTGAAATATTTAGAGCAATCTCACGTGCTAATTCTATATGTTCAAGTTGTGTTCCATTACCAGTTCTTAATTCAATGTAGTGTATCCATGATCTTAAGGTTGCATTAGCAAACAAACGTGATACTGTATTACCTTCTGGCAATACCGAACGTGCTTGTTCTTTAGCAATACCATTTTGAATTGCCCAGTTATAAGCTAACTTTGCTTCATGAATAATTTGGTGTTGTTTCATTCTCCATGCTCTTGCCAGTTCTCTATCTGTACTTGGAATAGAATTCTGTCTATTCTTAGTATCTTGCATACGTGCTTCACGAACAACAAATGCTTCATCTTGATCTTGAGGATCTGCATACCTTTGACTGAATTCTTGAAAAGACATTGAGCGGTGCCGTAATAACTGCCTAGCAATATCACGTGTAGTTTCTATACCTAAGGTACAAGATACCATTTCCAATGGAGACCAATGTTTATGTTTGATAAGGTATCTAATAAGTTTCTCGGCAGTTTTAGTGTTCATCTCATTAGCAGGATTAGATACACGTGCACAATAACTAATAATATCTTGTGCATCTTTTAATCCACCTGCTAACAATTCACCTGATGGTTGAGGTGTTACTACAGTCCATACTCTCATTGCATTACTCCATTTTAAAATTATTGAATTTTTCTTGTGCTACTGTCTTATCAAATACTGGTCCATCTTGAACCATACCACCTGTAGGGTCACCTTCAGCATCCATCAATCGCATTCTTGATCTATCAATACCAATAACAAATCTCTTATTAGTGCTTACATCATTATAACGGTTCTTTAACTGTTTAACCATAACTTGACCTACAGCATCTAGTTCTTCTGTTGCTATAAGTGCAAACATTAAGTCAGCGGTAGCGGGTAGTCCAAAAGACTCGGACGTATCTTCAAGCCCAACATCCGAGTTACCAAAACCAGAACGTGTCGTTTGCGTTGCAGTGAAGACCGGTAAGTCGAACTCAACAGCAAGGCCACGTAGCTCCTCGGCAATAGCTTTAATATATGTATAAGAATTGATTGATCCTCCCATTGCTTTCATTCTGGATGATGAACAAATGTTAAGATAGTCAATAAAGATAATATCTGGATTAAACTTTTTCTTTAACTTCAATTCATTTAATAATGCTCTGAAGTGTCCAGAGTGAGCTGAACCAGTTGGATATTCTTTAACAATAAGTTTACCATTTGTTTGTTTAGAAATGCGTGCAATCTTTTCTGAATACATTGATTTAGATAAAGTGTCTAATTGATCAATAGGTATATTTAAGATATTAGCATCTATACGTTCTGCTATTCTTTCTTCCGACATCTCCATAGTTATATAGAGTACATTCTTACCTTGAGTCATTGCAGCACCGGCTACGTGACACATTGCAAGAGATTTACCAACACCAGTACCAGCAAGAATAACATTAAGTGATTTATTAGGGATACCACCCTTAGTGATAGTATTAAGCATATCAATATCAAATGGCATCTTTTCTTCATCAGCATGATAGAAATCAAACCGTTTAGAGAAATCTTCAATATAATCGTGACCAATGTTAGTATCAAAACTTACACTTAATGCATCTGATAACAAATCTGGTAATGCATTCTTGGTTAGAGTTTGATGTTTGCCATCAATAATAGTAATTGATTCCATAATAGCATTATGTACTGCTCTATCTTGACACCACTTCTCTGTTTTATCTACTAACCATTCTTGGTCAATCTCTTCAACTTTAAATATTTCTGGTAGTATTTCTACTGCGTGATGGTAGTGCTCATCCGAGAAACCAGTTGCTTCATCTAATTCAATCTTAAAGGATTCAAGTGATGGCAGTCTGTTGTACTTTGCAACAAACTTACCAACTTCCTTGAATAGATTTTTATAAACACCCTCAAAATATTCGGGCTTAACAAATGGCAATACTTTGCGCATATAGTTATCATCAACTAAAATGTTTCTTAATATTACCTGTTCAATGTTCATTCTGATTCCCTTGTAACAACAGTTTCTTCTTCAATAGACCTAACTAGTATGTCTGATAATACATCACCTACAGCTAATTGTAAATCAATATCTTTTGCACTTAGATCAGCATCTGGTGTTTCTATAATATCAAAGTCAAAAGACATAACTGGTTCTTCACCTTCACCACTAACTCTTAGTTGACCGAAACCAAACACAGTTTCTACATATGGACCAGTTTTAAATCTAATAGCCCAGGCGTCATTATCGCCTGGGACCAATTCATAATCTACACCATCCTCGGGTACTTCACGACCTAATTGTTTATCAAATCTCATTAAACTTCCTCAATTAATGAATCAAGATCAATCTCAGATTTATATCCAATGGTGAATTGACGTTTTATAAATTCTTTAAATTCTGTCTCAACCATAATGCGATCCCAGAAATCAGACTTGAGTGTATCTGCCATACGTGATTTCTTTGTAAGGACTTCACCTGTAGAAGGATCAATACCTTCATACCAACCATTACTTGGCTTCCTAGCAAATCCACCAGCAAGAGCAACTTCTAATAAACCAGAATACTGTTCTACGCCACCTTCCCATGATACTGAGATAGGAATTTTAGATTTCTCTTTAACAGACCGAGACTTTTCAATATTAACAACAAAGTCGTAACCAGTTACTTCAGTACCAGTTTTGTTCTGTCTTCGACCAATAATCCAAATATCATTAGCTGAGTAGTATATACCTGAACCACCAGAAACAATAGCTTTAGGGAACAGACCCATTTCTTGATACGTGTGGTTAATAGCCAACATAGAAATATCTTTCATAGCCAGATAAGGAGTACACATACGGAACAAGCTTTTTAATTGTTTAGCACGAGACATATCTGCAACAGACTTCTCATTCTGAGCATCTTCCATTTCTTTCTTAGAGGCAAGGTTACCGATTGAATCTATAACAACAATAACATTATCTTTCTTATCTAAACCTTCTAATTGGTTTATAAGATCAAACTTTAATTCTTCTACATTGGTAATAGGTGTATGTAGAACACGTGAAGCATCAATACCAAATTGTTGAAAGTATGCTTGTGGTGAGCCAAACTCTGAATCGTAAAAGAGCATTACTGCATCTTTATGTTTGTCAAGATATGCACTAGCCATTAGTAATGCAAATGATGTCTTAAAGTGTTTAGAAGGACCAGCTAGTACAGTTAGACCAGGTGAAAGACCTCCGTCAACAGAACCAGATAGTGCAACATTAATCATTGGCACTGGTGTAGAAACCATTTCTTTATTATTAAAGAAACCAGACTCCGAAAGAATTTCAGTATGTTTCAACTTTGTATTCTTCTTGAGTTTATCCATTATACTCATTTAGTTTTCCTTTTAATTGTGCAGACACGTTCTCTTAAATCACTTGTAGAAAATCGGTGTGTCCGACTGTTATAATATGTTTCAATGCCCAATTGACGACATTCATCTTTACCCGTAAAGTCTCTGTTCTTATATTCATCACCAAGTATCCGAACATCAATTGGATACATGTTCATTATATCAAGTAAATCTTTTTCTGTACGGTAGATTAAAACTTCATCAACATAAGTAATTGCAGCAAGCTGTGCTTGTCTTTCTACTATAGTTTGAATTGGAGCATTCTTTTCTACTCTATCTATAGTTGGATCTATTTGTAAACAACAGATCAAATGATCACACTGTGACTTAGCTTCACGTAACATCATTACGTGACCAGCGTGAAGTAAATCAAATGTTGATGCGGTCATTCCTATCCGCATTGGCTTAGTTGACATTATAATAATCTTTGTACCAACTTACAAAGTTTTCGACACCAACAGACATAGGTGTTGTAGGTTTATATCCAAGTTTTCTAATCTTAGTAGTATCAGACCAAGTTGCATGTGTATCTGCAGGGTGCATAGGGACTAACTCACGAATGGCTTCACGATCAAGGTTCTTTTCAATATTATCCACAAAGTCAACAAGCTTAACTTGTTCACCATAACCAATATTAAATACTTCATTATAGCTTTCATCATGATTTGGATGTAAACCCTGTAGATTAGTATGTTCAAGAATAATTTTAATACCTTGTACAATATCATCAACATATGTAAAGTCACGGATCATATCACCATAGTTAAATAACTTGATTGGTTCACCAGCTACAATGTTTTTAGTAAAGTCAAATAGTGCCATATCAGGGCGACCCCATGGACCATAAACAGTAAAGAAACGAAGACCAACAGTCCGTGTAATTGAACTAGACATAAACTGTGCTTCATTAGTAAACTTAGTAAAGCCATATGGGTTTAATTGATAACCACATTTCTCGTCTTCTTTCCAAGGTAATTCATTACCAGCCATAGTACATGATGTAGAAGCATAAACAACTTGCTCAACACCAGCGGCATTACAAGCTGCGATTAGATTTTGAGTACCTGTTACATTATTATCAATGTATGTTTGTGGTTCTTCTAACGAGTGTCGTACACCAGCATATGCAGCAAGATGCATTACAATATCTGGTTTATGTTTATTCATAAATTCTGTGAGACCAGTCAAGTCTTTTAGATCGACATATGATACTTCAATACTACGTTCACGCAAATTCTTTGCTCGAGCATTTTTTAGACTAACATCATAGTAGTGGTTAAAGTTATCAAAGCCAGACACTTGGTGTCCATCATCTTGTAGAGATTGTGCTAGGTGATAACCAATAAAACCAGCACAGCCTGTAATCATTACGTGAGTCATTTTTTTCTCCTTATAGGTTTATTATAGCACATTATCTAAGATATGTAAACAACTTTTTGTTCTTTTTCTCTATCATCTAACTCATATTGAGAACGTACATTATTGTTCTCTGCAATGACTAGCTTTAGAATAGAGAGATGATCTGTCCCAGCAAATGCTGATAGAGCATTTGTATCTTTGGGGAAACAAGCACCACCAAAACCACTGCGACCATCAGGACCAGGAACCTGAGTATGACTGTGACTAATCCTGGGATCAGTGCCAACAGCAGTAATAATATTATCGTAATCGGCTCCATGATTATCAATTAACTCCTTATATTGATTGAACCACATAACCTTTGTGGCTAGAAAACTATTGATACCATACTTTACAAAAGCGGCATCTTGTGCAGCCATCTTATATACAGGGGCTGGCTTACAACGGCTGAACTTATTATATAAATTTTCAAGTGTATCCACAGATTTAGCTTCACCACCAAATATATGCATAGGTGGGTTTACAAAATCTTCAAGAGCATTACGCTCAGTTAGAAATTCTGGATTGTAAATAACTCGGCTATTCTTAGTGCTTAGTTCTTTTACAATACTAGGGATAACTGTTGACTTAATTACAATCAGACCAGTAGTTTTCTCAATAAGTTTATTAGTAACATCAACAACAATGGAGGCATCTATCTGACCATCAGCACCAAACGGTGTAGGAACACAGACAAACGAGACATCAACATCAGTCATATCGTCAACAGAATTATTATAGAGAAATGGATCAATCAACTGGATCTTATTCTTTTTAGTATTAAAGCCATATTCGCATGCCTTACCGACATAACCATGACCAACGATAGCAATCTTTTTCATATTTTTACCTTTCTTAGTACGCACTGTATATAGCGCAATTAAACTTTCTGCGTACAGAACATAAGATCAATACCCTCAGCTTCTGCTTCTGCTGTTAAGTGAGTTTCTACCTGATGATTACGAGGTAGATCAATAGATACAGTGCCATTAGTTACTGGGCAAAAGTATTCTGAGTGTACACGTGGTACTGAGATACCATAAACATCAACACGAGTTTCATATGTAAAATCTTCTTTTAGATGAGTAATGATCTTACGATTAGTTGCTTCGCCTTTTGGATCGACACCATATGTACCGATACGTCCAGCCCAACCATTTGTTGATCCAGCTTTACCAATCTTGACTAAACTGTCGTTAACATACATACCATATACAATATCACCCATTGCTTTAAAGTCACGTGTTTCCATACCATCAGCTTTAGTGAAAACCAATTTCTCAAATGTACGAGAAGGTTTATCGTTGCTGATATTTGTGGTGTGATTAGCAATTGTAAAGTAACCAAGATATGTACCGGCTTTTTTAATTTGAATTTCAATAGTAGGCTTAGGCATAATATAAATCTCCAAGTGTTATAAAGGGTATTATAGCATAAAGAGAGGGCTTTGTAAACCCTCTCTGATTGATTTATTTAAATTCTGATAATTTCATTGAGAAAGGAACTTTAGTTTCTAACCAAGCAATAGCTGCTTTAGGTGTATCAAATTCTTTTTCATCAGATGTGAAGCCATCTTGAACTTCAATCATATCATTGCCGTTGTTAAGAGCATTTTTCTTAACTCTTACAGCTTTAGTACCAAACTGCTGAGTAGCTTCTTTAACAGACAAACCAGTTTGCTTCCACTTAGGATCTTCATAAGAAGCAACCCAACCTATAGTTGCAACTTTTTCTAAGTAACAAGGTATAACTGAGTTAGTAGCTTTATAAAAGTTATCAAACTTAGTTGATGCAAATTCCATCATTGAGTTAAAAACATTTGTTTTGATTGTAGTAGTATTTGTCATAATATAATTCCTTAGTTATTGTTTCTATAACTCTTATACTACAAACAAACACAGATGTAAAGTGTTTTCTTTACCTTTTTTAACTTTTTTTGTATTTAATGCGATATTGTAACATATTTGTTACACTTAATAGGCTGGTATTGCTAGCATAAGTGTAATCTGTACTATCCAAACTCCTAATGATATGCCTACGGCTCCTAATAACATTCCCTTTGCAATGTTAGATTTTGAATTTGTTAATACAATCCATGCTATTAAGACCATTGAATATATTAAAAATAAATTTAATATTGGTGTTATAAGTGTTAGTAATACTGTAATCATAATTTACTCCATTTTTGTTAATTATTTAGATTTTCTTAATTTACGCAGTTTAGAATATAATCTTGTTGTTCTATCTTCAATAATACGCTTTAGTTCTCGTCTGCGTGTTCTTGCAGATTCAGATTTTTTAATTCGTTCAGCTTTCATTACATAACTCCATTTTTATAGATATATTCTAAAGCACGGTCTGCTTCAGTTTCAAGTGGTCGATTATCATACCAGTTACCTGTTTCAAGATCAAATTGCTTACATAGTTCTGCAATCTCTTGAGCAGTGATAGGATAACCACGGTAAGTTGCATTACCTGCAATCTTTACCATTATGGCATACATCTTAGAATACCAACCTGTGGATGATATAGTAAGATATTCGGTTGCCAAATTCTTAGGCCAGAAAGGACAATCATGGTAGCTTGACCAAGTGTAATTAGTATTAGATAGTTTTTCTTTGCGATAAGATAAAACCTGATCTTTAAGCTCTTGCGGCAATCTATCTAAAAAATTCTTTGAATCTCTTTCTCTATTATATGGCCATTTTGCTATTAGTGCATCAACATCAATAGGATTACCATTATTAACGAAAAAGAAATTGTTAGCGTCAGTGTAGTCAGCTGGTATATAATACATACGAGACACGTCTTTAGTCTGTGCATCTCCAATCGAGTTAAGCTCGGAATTGAGAGCATACCAGAAGTGACGTATTCTAGGTTCTTCAACCTCTGTTTCAAGATTGAATACAATTCTAAACTTAGGATGTAAGTCCGTACTTGAAGCAGTGCTATACACAACATAATCATAAGAACCAAAAGTTTCAGCCAGAGCATTTTCTAGGTTTCCTTCGAAGACATGATCATCAACATCAATAGCAGCCCAACTTGCCCAAGATAAAACATTTTTATTGGCTCTAGTAGTGCCAGTTTTATATACAGCTGGCGAAATAAGTTCAGCATCTTTCTTACCTTTCTTAGGTTGTTTACTTAGATTATAAAGAAGCGCAGTAAACTCAGACCAAGTATCCAACTTGAGTTTACGGTGCGTCTTATTATCATACTGACTTTTGAATATGGTTAACTGGTACATTATACCTGATCTTCATCCATCCATCTAAGAAGTGTTGCTTCATTCTCACCACGAACTGGATAATATACGCCACGAGATTTCCTAGAAATACTTGGTTGTTCGATTAGATTTGCAAACTTACGAAAGTCTTCTTCAGTACGAAAAGCAATATTAATAGAACCATAGATGTCTAGGTCTTCTTGTTCAAATTCTGGCATGTCTTCCCAGTGAACTGAATCCCACTCGTCTTCTTGACCATCTAATACAAATAGATTAGATCCTTTATTGTTCTTACTCATAATATTTATTCTCCATATTTCCAAAGGTTGTTTTGTGTAAGGCATGTTGTTCTTTTGTAAGTGCCTTACGAACCATACCCATTTCGTTAATACCAGTTTTCTTTACATAGTCATCACGAAAGATTAGTTTATTCTTAGCAAAGCCGCTGTAGTCTACATGGTGATGCCACCGATTATATCTTTGAACCACCTCGGTAACATCTGGATGTTGCTCTTTAAGTGCTTCAGCAAATGTACGGCGATTATCTCCATCAATGTAAACATTATCTGTATTACCACCACCCATAACCAATGTAGTCATCTTACCACATAAGAATGTATTGAATAGAATAGTACAATGATCATCTTTAAGTATGCGGAGACTGAGATCAGTGTCTTCATTATATCTACCACGCCAGCGTAAATCAATATCATTACGCAAAAGAATACAACTATAGATACGTGTATTTACAACATAAGGATTCTTTTTCTTTTGAGATGCCGGAACAAAGTATTGATAGTTCATGCCAGACATTGCAACGTTCTTAAACCGATCAGTAAACTCTTCACATGCTCTAATAATATTACCAGATGTTACAATGGTTTTCTTATTACGGAGCAGACGATAGAAGTGTCTAATGTTATCATCCATAATCCAGTGACGTTTTGCTCCAGATTCAATAGAATGTTCCCAAACAAAGTTACGAGCTGGAATAGAACCACCCATCCGACCAGACGCATCTGGAAAATTAAACTTAGGGTTTGTTCTAAAGTCACTTGGCATTACCAGAAGTTTATCTTCAGATATATTAGCCGCATAGGCATCATGTTCTGAATCTTCAATAACAACTTTATATGGAACATTTATCTCATCTAATGTTTTAGAGGTGAGGCGTGATTCTGCTCTACCTTTAGATATAACATAGATAGGATATTTTGGTTGGCTGTAGTCTGTCATAATCTCTCCTTAATATAATACTATTATAGCACATTTTAATACTATTGTAAATCACTTTCTTTAATAAAAACACCATCAACCATTTTACCTTTACGGTCTTTTATATCATCATAGGCTACCTGTAGACATTCTTCCATAGATAACTTATTACGAGTAGCAATATTAATAAGAACAACCATCATATCACCAATATCATCACGAATGTCTTTACCCTTACATATATTATCTGATAGTTCTCCAGCTTCCTGGATCAATTTCATATATTGATCTTTATCTGTACTACCATCAATTAGGTTACGGTCTCTATGCCATTGGGCAATGTTCTCAACTATTAGTTTCATTAATCAATCCTTTATTAATTTTATTATCCAAAAAAGTCTTCTAGTGTCATTGTGTCTTCTACTGACCAACCGATAGCATCTAATATAGGCTTCAGTGGGTCTAAGAAAGTTTTATCGAATTGTTTATCGTAGTCGATGTATTTATGTAGGCCCATTTCTTGAGGTAGATAGCTAGGGAAACCAATTACATTTTCTTTGATAGGGTTAGGTAGGCGCATATAACAGAATTTAATCTTTTCTCCATTCTGAATAACTCCATACCTCTTATCTAGCGCAAGCCCACGGATGGTATTATTGTACATAATAGCACCACGAACATGGATTGGACAACCTTTTTTATAAACTGTTCTATTATCAATCCAATCTGTAACATTACTCACACCACGTGGAAAGGATACTGCTTCTGGTCCAAGTGAATTGAATTCTTTACGGAAGTCAGAAATATATCTTTGAGTATCTGATTCAGTGCCGTTGATAATAACACCAAAGATTTCTTTAAACTTAGTACGAACAACCGCTGGTGTGGATGACTTGATAGCCTCAATACCCATAATCTTTAGTTTAGGCACATCATACTGTACACCCTCACTGTTATGAACATTTAGAATATATCTTTTCTTTGCAGTCCAGATACCACGATCAGCAATGACTTCTCTTTCCATAATCATACGTGAGTCAAAGGCATTCATCTTTTTGTACAACTGATCATATGATACAGCAAGAGTTTTGGTAAAATGTTCTTCACAGATTTTATCCAATGTTTTAACTGGATCTGTTGGATTAAGTTTATTAACCAAGTCTGAGAATGATATGTAAAGCGAATCTGTATCAATTGCAATCACATAATCTTTATCATTAGTTTTAAGTATCTTGTTCATTTCGGCATTGATTGCCTTCTCTGCCCATAAGATAGACAACTGGCCAGATAATGTAATACCCTCTGCCATTCTTAGATCATAGTACCTAAAGTATCTGTTACCTAAAGCACCATACAAAGAGTTAAGAAGGATCTTAATAGACATCTGCTGATTCTCAAGTTGATTGATCTTTCTCTCATCTTCAACCGTAGGTGATTTCTCATACCTTTGCTTAGTTATAAGCATTTCTTTCTTGACTGCTTTACGCTCTGCATAGTAATCAACAATGATCTTAGGTAATACACCTTGCTTTTCTTTAGAATATTGAGAACCATTAGCCGCAACAGAATATTCACTTTCTGGTGCTGGTCCGTTTAGGTAACGATCTACTCCATGATCTAGTAATCCAGGCATAAGAGTTTCAGGAGACATATTATATTGAACAATAAGATTAGGGTATAGAGAGTTTAAATCAAATGATACAACCCAATCGTGAGAACCAACCATAGGATCTTTAACATAACCACCAGGATAAGCTTGCTTTGGCTTTTCAATATAAGGTGGAATAACAATATTCTTTAGATTTAATTCACGATATATAATTGAATCCCATATGGCAGTAGTGCCAAAAGTATCTGATATGTTAACACCACCACGATAAGCCATAGTCATAACTAAATCAATTAGGCCCATCTTTTCATCTATACGTTGTACAACCTGAACATCTCTAATATTATAGTCAATAAACTTCTGATGATCATTTTTGTATAACTCGTGTAAGCTGCCGTGTTCTTCATATGATAGCTTACGTTCGCCGAGAACAGTATGAGCAACATGATCTAAGGCATAGGATTCTTGAGTACCATAACTATAACCAAACTTCTTAAATAGCTCAATATAATCTGCTTGCTGAATACCAACTAGTTCATAGCCTTGTTGTTCTCTACCCATAATCTTAGTATTACGTTCGTTGACCAAGTTCCAAGGAGACATTCTCTTGACAGCTTCGGCTGAACCAATTCTGGAAATACGATTGATTAGGTATGGAACATCAAAGAACCGTATATTCCAACCAGTAATAATGTCTGGTGGATTATCTGTCCAATACTTAATAAACTTTGTTAATAATTCTTCTTCGCTATCACACTTAATATATTGAATAATATCATCACCCATATTAAGTTCAGTTTTCTCATGATCGTACTCACCTAGACCCCACACTTTGTAAATGCGAGATTTACTTGACTTGAGTGCAATTGATATAACTGGATATAATGCTTCTTCAGGTCTAGGGAAACCCTCTGATGAGGCAACCTCAATATCAAAGTTAACCACATTTACTTGTGATGGTCGAAACTTAATATCTTCAGGGAAGCGTTCTGTAATAAATTGTTGAATATAGTTTGTATTACCATATATTTTAAAACTATCTAAGTCCTTATACTTATCAAGGAATTCTTTAGCTTCAGACATTCTACTAAACTTCATTGGAGCCAGAGGCCAGCCATCAAGTCCTTTATGTGAAGGATTATCTTCACGTGATGTCACATATAAAGTAGGCTCAAACTTAACCCTTTTTGTTATTGCTGCTCCATTATCATTGTACCCTCTGTACAAAATGGAATTACCGTAACGATTTACGGAGGAATAAAATGACATACTAAACCCTTCAAGTTAATTAATTACATTATATATTGTTTTTGGCTTGATGTAAACCATTAAATGCTAAAAGGGGCAAATTAATTGCCCCTTATAATTGCTATTATATTTTACACTTAAAGGTCTTTAGTTTCTGTAAGCATTAAATATCTTGCTTCTTCATGGTAACCCATTCTAGCAAGTTCTGATGCTGCTCTTGCTTTTCCTACTGATAGGAAGAAGCTGTTAAATCCACTAAAGAGTCCACCAACTGGTGCTAGGGCAAATTTCATTACTGATTCAGTCATTAGAAACGTCTCCTTATATCGTCATGCTTATGATGAGCGACATTCCAGATGTCTCCACGACATAGACCAATATCAGTTAAGTCTGCATCAGATAGTTTATTCAACTCTCTAATAGTCTGCTTTGCTTCTGAAATTTCTTTGCGTGTTGATGAAAAGTCCTTTAAAAGTTCTATTAATGCTTTAATAGCATTTTGTAGAATGTTAGCTTGTGCTAATACGTGATTTGTCATTGTGATTCCTCGTTTGACCAATATTGATTTTACGAGGACGCATTTCTTCTGGAATAACATACTTCAATTCAATTGCTAGTATCCCATCCTGAATATCTGCTCCGTTTACATTTACATGTTCGGACAGCCTAAAGGTTCGTTTAAATTTCTTTGTCGAAATGCCACGATGGATAAATTCTCTCCCTTTAGAGACATGTTCTCCCTTTACTGTCAAAGTTCTATCTTTAACTTCTACAGAAATTTCTTCTTTTGTGAAACCCGCAACAGCAAGTTCGATGAGGTATTCTTCATCACCTTGTTTAATAATATTATGTGGAGGGTAGTGATCTTGAGCATGTTTAGCAGTGAACTCTAGTTCATTGAATAGATGATCAAAACCCACAAAAGATGAACGTGGGAAAAGTGTGTGTAAGCCTGTCATTGTTATCTCCTTTTGAGCAAGCAAGATTTTGTTGTGATCGGATCATTCCGCATCACAGTATTATATATAAGGTTACTTATTTCCAATATTATATTTTGGACAAAGTTCCCATTTTACTTTTTCCTTAAAAGGAATTATTTTAATTTGTCTTAATTGCGCTAATGGTTCAACAGTTTGGCCAGTAACTATAGTAACTAATCCCCAATCAGACATTAGTGTTGCAATAGTATTACGCCTAGCTAAATCGTTTTCTTCAAGATTTGATTTCTTACCATCTAGTAAGAATAACTCTTTAAAGTGTACAATAAAGTATCTGCCTTGTTTATGTAGTATATGACAAGATTGGAATAGTTTATTATCTTTTCTACTAGCCACGCCTATACGAGTTAATGTTTCCCTAATCTTAAGGAAGTCATCTGGCTCATTTAGAGTTATCTCAAGCATATGCTTAGGAGTCCACTCTATAATTTTACTTTCTTCTTTTTCCACCCTTATTCACCTTATTATTTATTATAGTTAATTGTTCAGGTGATAACAGAGTCAAAGCTTGACGGGCTTTTGTATTACTATACCCATAATATTCCTTGACAGATTCAATATCACTTTCAGTTTGAGCCTTAGCCCATTTAGAAAACCTTTTACGTTTTCTAATGATATTTATAAGAAAAGAATATTGTAGTCTACTGTCTAGGTGGTGATGACGATTCATCTCATTAGCTGCAGCTACAGTATCAGGAAAGTAAGAAAGTGTACGATTGACCATGAAAGGTGAGTATTTCTTCTCAGCAATATCATCTACCATTATATCAAGTTTAGAAAAGTTTATAGAGTTACTATAATCAAATGGGCTCAGACCTTTAGCGCTCATCTTCAATACCTCCATCCATTCCTGGCCAATCAATATGTTCCATCACATCTAATAATTTAGATGCTGTTACATCAGTAGATGGTCCTTTTTGTACATCTTTACCTTTATAGTAAAGTTGTGGATATGTTTTATGACCATCAGGTAAAGGGTGATTGTTTAATATTTCATATTGCATTTCCCACTCCTCTAACTTTTCTTTTAGAATATGGCAATAAACACACTTATCTTTTGTAAATAATACAAGTTTACTCATGTTCTATCCTAACGCTATAGCTAAAGTTTGTAATCGCATAACATCCATTACAATATCATGTTGAGGATCATGTGCGACAAACTGTTCTTCAAGACCTTCTGGTACAAATCCATTAGATAGACCAGAACCCCAAGCCATTCCATCAATAGTTGATCTAGTATCACGAATAGACCAATGAGGCCAAGGTACAACTTGATGGTATTGTAATGCAATATAATCAACAAAGATTGGATCAAAAGTATTACCTCTTGAATAAACTTTGCTTACAGAACCATTTATATTACTATTCAGCCAAGGTATTAGATCAGCCAATGGTTTATCGTGTTGACCAGGGATAAGTTGTTTCTGAGCAGACTCTGATTGTTGACCCCACCATTCTAAGGTATCTTGATCAATCTTACGTTTACCATTCTTTACTTGATCAGCTACATCAAACTTAATGTATCTTGACATCTCAAGTAATTCGGTATATGAGTAAGCTGTCTTTTCAGTAAAGCGTTCTTCCTTAAACTCTAATAAAGCCAGACTAAGAACAACACCATTTACACGATCTGTTGAAAGTGTTTCGAAATCAAATATAATAGACATTACGCAAACTCCACATTAGCCATTACTTCAGTCATACAAGCAACAACATTTAATTCATGATCTGCAACAAAGGCATTCTTATATTGATAATCAGCTAGAATAAGAACCAGTTGAGGTATAGATTGAGGAGATACTGTATTAGCCATATTGTCATAGATACCACGGAAGATAGCAGAAGCATCTACATCAATATTATTAACAACCCATGTACGCATCTTCTTAAAATCTTTACCTTTCAGATGAGTCATTAGAACGTCATATTGATTGCCAGAGCCATCCACCCTACTGTTAGTAGTAAGAACCCCACTGTTTCCATGGCGTTGTGCTTCATTAAGTATTCTGCGCCAGTCCGGAGCGTATTTAAGTATAATATCAGCTGCATCTTTTTCATTATATTCAACACCTTCTGTTGTTAAGATTTTCTTTAATCTATCCATAAAGTTACCAGCTAGTGCTGCCATATCTTTTTTGGAAGTATTAAATTCATATACACCACACCGAGAGTGCAGTGGTTCAATGATTCTATTCTTAAAATTACAAGTTAATATAAACCTACAGTTATTAGAAAATTCTTCTATAAAACCACGTAATGCAGGTTGTGTTGACTGTGGGTTTAGATAGTCAGCCTCATCAAGTATAACTACTTTATATCCACCTTGCAATGATATAGATGAGGCAAACTGCTTGATCTTACCACGCAAGGTTTCTATATTGCCTTCCTCAGAACCATTAACTAGGATATAATCCAAACCAAGTTCATTACAAAGGGCTTTTGCTACAGTTGTCTTACCAAGACCAGCTGAGCCGGTAAAGAGCATATTAGGGACTTCACCGGTCTCAACTATCTTTTGAAAAGTAGCTTTTAAATCAGAAGGTAGAATTGTTTCACCAATTGTTTTTGGTCTATATTTTTCTACCCATAAAAAGTCATTAGACATTCACATTCTCCATATTCAATAAATTCATTATATAATAATTAATAAAGATTGTAAACAACTATTCTTTATCATTAGCCTCAAATGCTTCTGATATAGATATGGCTTGAATGCACTGATCACGCAATGTGCCAATTGTAGTTAGTTCTTCACCACGAAAACCACCACGTTGCACTACTGCATCAATTACTGCAACAGTACTGCGACCAATTTGAGCCATTAGTGTGTATGTTTCATCATGTTTATTATTTGTCTTAGTCATCTTATTCTCCGTATGTAGATGATTTATCAAGTGCAATCCAATATGAAATACCATATTCCTTATTAGTAAAATGCGAGATTAGTTTTGAAGATATAGCAACTTCATAGTCACCTGGCATAATCTTCAAGTTAGCAATATTAAGTATAAAGTTAAATGGTGTTGAATCAAAGTCACCAGCAATATCAATTGTATATGCATTACAAGTTGCATTTTTACTATCAATAATTGATAAACTTAGAACACCATCTTTACCAGTAATAGACACATCAGTGTGGCCTAGTGTACTTGCAGCACGTTTAATTCTACTAAGAGTGTCAGCATCTAAAGCAAAGTTAACATCAGCTGTAGGCATATTTACATTCTTGCCAGGCTTTGTTAACATATCTGGATCTGAGTAAAAGTATTTTACTTTACTGCGACCAGACGAATCACTAACTGTAACAAAATCATTAGAGAAATTTAGGTTAGGAGTATCAACAAGAGATAGCACGCCTAGAAATTCATTTAGATCATATATGCCGAACTGCTGTGGAAACTCTTCACGAATAGCAGCAGTAGACATAACATTCTTTGCTTCAGATATAGTCTTAATAGTATTACCAGCCTCGATAACAATGTTGGAATTGATACCAGCATAGTTTTTAAGGATGGATAGTGTGTTTTCAGATAATTCCATAATAATGGCTCCATGTTATAATATATTTATTATAGTTCAATTGAAAGGAAAAGTAAAGCACTTTATTTAATTTCACTAAAGTTTTTTTCCTTAAAGAATTCAATCTTCCTTTCAAACTTTCCGTCTAGTATTTCACCCTTATGTGATATAACAAAGACATTAGTTTCTTCACCGAGTGTATAGATGATCTTCATTAGATTATCTACACCTTCATGATCTAAGCTTGAATCAAAAGTCTCGTCTAAGATCAGTAGATTTGTGGCTACAGAATTCTTCATCTTAGCAATCATTCGCCAAGTAAAGAGTAGTGCCAGATCAATACGCTGTTTCTCACCCTCAGAGAATGAATCATATGAGAATTCGTCACGATGTCTTGATCTAATAGTCTCTTGGAAGTTTTCATCCAAGTTAAAGTGAACAAAGAAGTCTAGTGTTTGTAGGTATTGATTAACTAGCTTATTCATTACAGGTAGATACTGTTTGATAATTTTAGTCTTAATACCAGTATCTTTAAGCATCTCACTCATAGCAATATTATATGAAAGAGTTTCGTTTGATACTAGGCGGCTCTCAAAGGAAGATTCACGTGTATCATTTAATTGTTGTAGCTTATCTTTCTCAATAGAAATATCACCATCTTTGCCACGTATATTATCAATAGCTTTAGTTAGATTAGTGATAGTGTTTTGTAGTCTACCAATTTCCTTATTATTATTATTAATATCATTTTGTTTATTGGCAACTTTCTTAGCAATATCACTAAGAGATGAAAGAGTTTCTTCAACTTCAGTAGCTTGATCATTAGCTTGTGATAGTGCTGTATTAAGTTCACTAGCCTTACCTTTAGCCAATTCAAGTTTAGATGTTCTTAGATTATCATCTATATTCTGTTCACATGTAGGACAGCTTTCATTCTCTTCAAAGAATTTTGCTTCTTTAACAACAGTTCTAATCTGCTGGTTAAATGTAGCTTGATAATGAAGTAATGATGTTTTCTTATCACTAGCTGCCTTAAGATCAGCTTGAAGTGTTTCTGATAATTCGGATACATCTTCGGATAGCATAGCATTTGTAAGTTGAATATTAACTATACTTTCTTGAGATAGTACAACCTCTTCCTCTTTATCTTTTACTTGCTCATCACTTAGGTTCTCAACTTCTCTAATATACTTACGCTGTAGATCAATCTTTTCTTTTAATAGATCAATCTCATAAGTCACTTCACGGATCTTGTCTTTAAGTATAGCATTCTTTTCTTTGATAATAGAATTCATCTTAGAAAAGATA